GTCTCTGAAGCCCATTGTATGCAGCATACCTATTGCCCTCATAGCAGCACAGGTTCCTCCTGTGATAAGAGTAGCACCCTTTGGAATACCAAGGTTTTCATTAAGAGTAACCTGTTGATTCTGTATCTGAGCGCCCTGATCTTCCTCATTTCTAAGAGAATCTGTAAATGCATGCCAGCCCCATAGTCTTACATGCTGTTCTTTAAGATAAGCAGTCACTGATGGATCAGTCATAGAAGCAACAAAGAAGTTAGTAGATTTATCTATATTATTAAACAAATCCTTACGTACAATGTTATGAGTACTCTTCTGTGTAATAGGACGAGGATCAAGAACAATACAGCCCCACGGTACAATACCATTCTTCATCAAGCCGGGAAGTGCATGTTTAACAGTAAGAACTTTACAGCCGGGATGTTCATGGATAAACTTTTTTAGCTTACCGTAGTCTAAGTAAGGTCCAGCAGAGACAATAACCCCGACGCCTTTGTGTGGTGGGTGTTTCTTTACCCACTTGTCTTCCTCAACAGACTTCATATTAGATTTAATATTATTAGCAATGTAATCCTTTGATACGGAATCTCTGGGATGTACAATAATAGGAACACGTTTTAATTCTTCTGGGATGTCATCGGTATTTTCATCGTGAAGAATAACGACAAGATGTGTGTGTCCCGCAGGGAGAACTTTATCGCTGGATGGTAGCAGATGTTTTCTTGTCGTTACCTTCTCATCAAACTCTGTCCAACCATCTTCTGTTGTTTTTTTAGCATTTACTTTCTTAATAGGGATTGAGTCAAATACTTTCTTAACACCTTGATAAATTTCATCAGGTATGATAATAGCATCTGGATCAGGGTTGTCTTCTTCTTCACGCTCCTTAGTAAAGAAATGATCCATAACAACAATAGGAACATTCTTTAACGTCTCATATTCATGTCTAACAGTCTTTTCACTGTTACCACTGCCAATAAAAGCAAAGTCTACTTCATCAGTATAGGTACTATTTAAGGTGTCTCTTACGTTTCCTTTATAAAGTTCAAAGGAGAACTCTTTATTCTTCTCCTTTTTCATATGCTCTTTAAACTCTTGAAACCTAGCAAGTACAGCGGCCTCAGTGTTATGGGGCTTTACATTATATTCCTCTTTATCTGTCTCTGCCGTGGCATCTTCAAATAAATCATAACCAATATAATGTACATCATCGTTATTATCAAAGGCTGCAAGAACCATCTCAAGCGCACGGCCCCCGTTCCATGTACCAGTTTCAAGGATGGTTTTCGGTTTGTAATATCTAATTACATCAGCAAGCTGCTTGTACCTGTTAGGAAGGATGTCAGGTGTTGTGTCTGTGTCTGACAGTGTAACCACCCTGTTACCTGAACTGTCCCTGATGTTCACTGTTTCCTTGTCGTTCAGATTAATAAGAATCTTTTTAAAGGAGTCAGTGGAGTATAGTGTCAAGCCATGAGCATTATAAATAGTAAGAAGTCTACTCAGAATAAAAGTAGTAGTCCACTCTCTGTAGTTAATATATTCTCCTGACACATACGCACCTCTGAGATCACCCAACAAATCCACAGCGGTTTGCTTACGTAGGTTAAATCCAGCAATGTAATCAGAGTTTTCCATGCAAACAAAGTCTACTTCTTTAGTATTGTCTGGCATACAATTTGCAAAAGTGCTTACTCTGATGTCTTTGGTAGGAAGTGTCAGAGGCTCCAACCAAATAAGCCATGAGTCTTTGTTGTCAAAGGCACATTCGCTAATGGCAAATGCTTTGGGCGCAGCAGCAAGTCCGTCAAGATTTTCAGAGTAGTTTATGGCACCGCCTTCTGTGCCATTATGAACTTGATTGTTCTTGACAAACTCAACATATTCCTCAACATTATTTAGATCATGATACTTAATGTTCTTGGCTGTAGGAACAGCATAATTAGCAATGTCCATGTTATAGTAATAACAATGAAACTCAAAGTCAGGATGCCAGTTGTTTTTAAATGACTCCAGAAGTTTAAAGCCGTTCTGTTTAAAAAGCTTTTCATCAAACGCAGTTACAATCTTAAACGTCATATGGTACTATCTTTCCGTGACCAGCAAGGTAGGTATAGTCTCCGTTCCACTCTGCTGCATATTTACCGTCTGTGGCTCTCTTGCATTTCCAATCTTTAAACCAAGGACCACCAGTGGTGAAGTGAACATTCTTGGCCCTGATGTCCTCAGATGAATGACCATCCAGCCAGTTCCATTCTTCATGGATAGTGCCAATGTCACCGTCTTTATCAGGAAGCCACTCAAAGCCATGTAGCCAGCCGCCTGTCATAGAATTTACTTCAAGGGGGGTAAGTTTTTTATTAAGTTCATGACCACAGTTGAAGAGCATAAGACTTGACCAGTTCTTTCTACGGTAATGTTCCTGCTTCTGACCATCCATCTTTGTAGTTTCGTTGGGAGCATAGTCATGCTTAACACAGTACAGAGGATAATAGTCCAGATTATATTCTTCAAACAGTTCGTTGATATCTGTACGTAGATACATGTCACAGTCCATATACAAAGCCCAACCTTCATACATGTTAAGAGCAGGTACAAGGAAGCGTGTGAAGCTGAAGTCACTGGAGAAGGGTTTACCATCTATTCTATCAATAGACTGCCCGTCCACTACATCATACTTACGGGTGTATATACCCATCCTCTCCACAAGGTCTTTTCTAATAGGGACGACACGTACATTATCTACTGCAATTCTTTCAATCGTAAACTTCAGAACTTCATAAGCTACATCCTCTTTTGGATCATAGCCAATGTAAACTGTGTTAGGTGGTTTTCTCATTACGCTGGGTATCCTTTAAAGTTTCTCCATACTATTATAAAGCATAGTAGTTGCGTTGTCAAGCACTTTCTTTGGCGCACTCGGCAGGACTCGAACCTGCAACCTACAGATTAGAAGTCTGTTGTTCTATCCAGTTGAACTACGAGTGCTTAAGTTGTTTACTTTTTAATCTTTTTCTTTATAGATTTATCAGCATTTCTGGCAAATGAACTATTCTTTTTTCCATCCTTTACACGTAGATTACTTCGCTTGTTACTGCCGCCCTTGCTTAGAGGTTTTTTATGATCAACATGTTTGCCGTCACCTTTTTTAACAAGACCTAACCGTTCTAATATTCTACGTGCTTTGTTTCTTTTTACACGCTTCTTAATATTCTTTGGTTTACTTTTTGTTACTTTATTTTCTTTTTTATAATCTCTAGCCATTTGTTTCTCCTTTTATTTAGTCAAATACTTTTTACCTTTTTCTGCAATCTCTTTCAAAGTTCTTTTACAACAGAGACAAAAGGTTCTTGTTGGGTCAAGATTGCATTGCTTTTGGCATTCCATACTGTTCTCCTTTGACTCTTCAGTAGGCCACCAGTTACACACCACACGATCCACCATGACCAGTAATGTCACAGATGTCATGCGTCTCAAGTCCTTCTTCAAACTCTTCTCCCAGCTTCTCTACAGCCTCACTATAGGGCACCGAAGATAGAGGCTGTCCTCCCCTACATCCGTCAGGGTACACCGTGAAACCTCGCAGCCTGTGAGCATAGGTAGCAAGAGTATTAGCAAACTCATCCACAGTATCTTCATTGTTTAGTTTTGTCCCCCACTTAGGAAGGTTAATGGTAGAGGATATAGACATGTCTACATAGTCCTGAACATCAGCTTGGAAAGCTATACGACGCTTATAGTCCTCTGCAAGATCAAGTGCTGATTCAATATCAGAAGGATTGGTACCATACAGATCAATGATCTCCTGTGCTGCACTGTCCACCACGTACTGATAGTGCCAACGATTACCACCCTTCAGATACCTGCGCTTATAAGCCACAGCAAAGATAGGCTCTACACCAGTAGATGTACCTGCAAGAATGCCTATTGATCCAGTTGGAGCAATGGCCCTATTAGCAACAGGACGACTACAGCCAAGAGTATCAGCAAACTTGGTGCTAGTGTTGTCACTAACTCCTTTATAAACTGCCAGCCATTTGTGAAGTCCCTCAGTAACTTCATATTTTTCTCCTCCTTTGATAAGCCACTCATGCATACCCATCAAACCAAGACCAAGCCTACGATTCTTTTCCCGTGTCTTATAAACTTTATCATAGGGGAGCTTGGCTCTGAGCGTACCGCATAACAGGAACTTAGTTCCAAGTTCTACTACATCAGCAAATTCTGAGAGATTGTCAATACGCCCCATGTTAACAGAGCCGAGATTACAAACATCAGAATCATCTTCAGATGTAACCTCCGTGCAAGCATTACGAAGGGTTTCATTTTCCTTGTCAAAGAAGTTAAACGAGAAGCCCGGTTCTGCCGTTGATAGTGCTTGTCTAACATTCGTTTTGAAAACATCTCCTGTATCTCCTGTCTTCCAATAGTTAAGTAACCACTCCGTGTCATAGTTCACACTTACATTAGTCATATCAAGGGGTGCAGTAAAGTTAAAATCTTGTTCCTTTACCTGACCAATAGAGAACCCTGTTGTACCTACCGGCATATCATACCAGTTCTTTGAGGAAAGAAACTTATTAACATCCGGGTGCTTCCAGTTAAGGCTGGCATAGATAGCAGACCTGCGACTACCCCCCTGCATGACCCTGCGGCCAATTTCGTTGACCATGAGCATCTTAGGAATAGGACCAGAGGACAGGCCACCAGTACCATTAAGGATACGTCCCTCTTCACGATACACAGAGTAGTCAATACCAATGCCACCACCTGTCATCAGGCAGGACTCAGACTTCCAAGAGATGTCTGCCCAATCTTCTCTGGTATCTTCTTCTGCTTTTAGGAGGTAACAATTATTAAAGAACTTGTTAGGACGCCCAGCATAGTAGAGATAACGACCACCGGGAATAAACTTGAGGTCTGTGATCAGACGCTTTAGGTGATCCTTCTCATCCTCTGTCATAAGGTCTTGGCACACATCCTCAACAAGAACTGATGCCAGTGAGTCCCATGTCTCACAACCATGGTGGGCATACTTATGCTTAAAAATATCTTCACTAAACTTTGAACGAAACATGGGATTTTCGTTCGACCTAAACTGCGGCATGTTATTCCCCCTTCTCTTTGTATTCTAATTCTAATATCAACTGTGCATAGTGAATTGCTTTTTCTATATCCTTTCTACCTTCGCCTTTTGTACGATGCCGAGTTATGTATTTTATCACATTACCCTCAAAGTAGTCAAGGTTATTCGCATGAATATATTCTACTGGCTGTATACCACAATCTTTGTAGTGTTGACCACCAACCTGTTTATCAAGTGCTTTGTTTTCTTTCATACGTCTTATATAATATCCTCTTGCGCTTTCATATACAGTTTCTGGATAGCTTGCTTCGTCATATGAGGCTACTGAGTTTTCGTCTGAGTTCATGTATGTTCTCCGATGTAACAGTTTTGATTGCAAAAGTTCTGACGATTTGTGGTTCAAGGCCAGCAAGTTCACAGGTTATTTCAAAGTTCTCACAGGTAACTCCTATTGAACAGAAGACCCATGCACTTGCCTGATCACGTTGTAGCACTGTCTCCAGTGTTTCTTCCGGCTCCTTTGGTTTGGATAAGTCTAACAGAGATTGGACTACAATAGCAAGGTATAAAGTTTTATCAGGGTTCTTGTCTGTAAGATCGTACAAAGTTACCTGCTCTTCTTCATCAATCATCAGACCCTATCCTTTCTACTTTTATTATGTCTTTATAATGCATACGTTTTCCACTTAGAACATGATATAAAGCAGTGTCATTGTACCCATCTATATTTTTTAAAGTTTGATACTCTTCAATTCGACCTTCTTTAAAAGTTATTCTATATGGTCCTTTAAAATTAGGATTTTTTTCTGCCGTCTTACTAGCACTTATACTCGCACAATGTTCAGCACTAAGTGGCTTGCCTGTACGAAGCACTCTTAACTTCGCACGGCTTTCAGCACTAAATGGCTTGCCTGTACGAAAAGCACTTATTTTCGCACGGGTTTCAGCACTAAGTGTCGTTCCTATACGAGCGGCACTCATCTTAGCACGGCTTTCAGCACTGACAAACTCAGGAGTTATAAACTTTACAGAACCTATCTGACCATTGTAGTACAGTCGCTCACCACAGGGCAGCAGTTCCGGTGAGAGTACATCATTGTCTGTCTGGAAGTGTACCTCACCGCTTACCACCCCACCCCTTGTTTTATAATTACAGATAATCTCAAAGGTAAACTTATCTTTACCCATACGCTTCATGTCTTCTTTAAGTGGCTTGCATGATCCTGCGTATACTCTCCAGTTAGATTCTTTAAATCGTTTTCTTTTCTTATAGGTATGGTAGAACTTCCTACCAATATACTTCCTGTCAGTGACAGTGTTTGTTATCAGGTAAACAAAACCATAGTATGTATCAGGGTCTACCTCGCCAACCCAGTGATGTTTTGTCATTTATACTCTAACTTCAGGTACGTCAGGCTGCTTCGCTACCTGCGTAAGATACCGCCTACCCTGCGAATACTTGAACGCACGTAGACCAGCACCGCCATTAGCATCAACCCAACAATCTCTCTTATGTTCGCAATAAACACAACCAACAGCAAGCTTACGGTTCCCAGACTTACCATCAGGTAGATCGGGATAGCACTTAGCAGGTACATTATCAGCAGTAACCACCTTTTTAAGATGTTTAATTCTTTCTTTAGCATTGATCATATCCATACTGTGAAGTTGCGATAGACATATCTCACCAGTGGATTTGTTAATGGCAAGGAAGGCTGCACGATCCAGACCATTAGCAGAAGCATAGGCTGATATCTGTGCGACATAGCCAAAGGGATCGTCTTCTGTTAGTTTGTTGTGTTTAAACTTATCAAAGCCCATACCACTGGCAGACTTAACATCAACAAGAACACCGTCGATGATGGCATCCTGATGACCAACTACCCCCTCCAGAACA